CCCCGCGCCCCCTCCGTTCGTTAGAACGGAGAGGCCCACCTGTGCTTGATGCGGACGGACACAGGACGTCCAGCACGCTGTAGATGTTCTTTATCTACAGAGGGCACATACTTATGCCACTCTAGCACTCGCCAGAGTGGTATGGCGTCACCCTCATCAGGTGCGCCATGCAGATGTACCTTGTTGATAAAGAACTTCAACAGGGCCCCGTAGTCATCCAGCTGTGATACTGGATACTTCGGAAAGACACTTACGCCCTTAACCAAAGGTGCTTGGGTGTCCTTGTCTTGTCCCATAGCCCTATAAGGGCCATGCGACAGACGACCAAGAACAGTTGATGTCGCCTCAACAAAGGGGAAGGGGATCAGTTTCCTGATCCTTTTGTCGAGGAAGTCAACCGTTGCATCGAATCCTGCTTGGAATAGCAGGTTGCGAAAAGCAACAGTCGACACAATCTGTTCAACGTGCTGCCGGCTTTCCGGGAGAACACTACGCATCCGGACAATACTAACATCATGTCCGTCGTAGTACTCTTTACCGCAAGACTCTCTGAACTTTCCAGTCCAGAAAGATTTGCGAGTATTGACACGAAACCCAAAAGTTTCGAGCTCCTGGATTACCGATTGCACATAGTTTACAGGGACGATAATATCGTCTCCGTAAACGCGCACCGCACCATAAAGGGATTCAACATCCTTTATGGTCAAGCGTCTGCCGAGCTCTTGTTCTATCCCGCAAAAGACTACCGTCGCGAAGACGATAGCCTCCATAGGGAAACAAAGAGCAGAACCCATGGACGCGAACTTGGAAAGACGGATAGTCTTTCCTTGTACATCAGCCTTGCGCGACCTGGTAGCATCCACCGCTTGGCGAAGCCAGCGATGATTAGCTAGAAGGAGGCGTACATGCTGATTGGAGACTCGGTCCGAAGCCTCACTGAGATCCAGTGTGGCGAGGGCTCCAGAAACGGAGCCCTCCAGCGCGAGCCGTTGATTTGGCTCTTGCCGTTCAAACTGTACGAGCTCCCTCGTTTGGTTAAAGCGAGGGATCTCTTGCATCATCACCGCGAGAACCCCTTGTTGCATATACTGCATACAAGTAGGTTCGATGGCAATGATGCGTGGAGTCTTCAGCGTCTTCGGGACGGTGATAACCCTTACGGGTATCTCATCCCGAGGTTCCAGGATCCGGATTCCGTCCATCCGCTCCAACAAATGGGGCGAATCACTCGAGACAAGCTGTTCCCAGTGTGGGAACAAAGCCTCGAGACGGGAAGTCCAGCACCGCTGTTTATACTTCGCGTTGCCGCGAAGCTTATCAGCAGTGGTACCTGGTCCATGCTTTGGAACGACCGACTCGTTGTAGATTCGAGAATCTACAGACGAGAAGAAGTCAGCCCAGAGCATCCGTCCGACCCGAACGAAACGTTCGAGTCGATCCGGTTCCGATCGGATTAACCGATCAGACAGACGTACATCCTGTTCTGTCTTGAGGTATCCATCGATGGCCTTTTGCACTCTTTTTGGAGAGCACTCGAGGCCGATCTTGCCAAACATCAGAGTAATCTGACGGATGGCATAGATACAGTCGATGGAAGGTTCCTCAAGCAGCAGAGCACTTTCACGGTCGAACACACGATCCAGGAAACCTCCGAGAAATCGGGGGAGACCTCCTCTTCTGGAAAATCCAGAAAAGAGGCTGGGATCCACCTTACCTTGGTCAAGACTTCTCTCGAAG